ATCATCACTAACGCCTCTGAGATAGACACTGCGTTGATCCTATAGTCAACCAAAGTGTGGATTATCATGTCTCGCCTGTCCTGCTCTGGGTCTGGTTCGTAATCACTTGTAACGTCTTCGTCGTAGTATGTTGTACTCATGCTGCTATATCCTGTCTATTGAAAAACTCTAGGCTGGCATTAGTCCAGCGCATGTCGATTATATCAGCCTTGCTTGCATAGTACAAGTGATAGGCTTCCACGGAACAATCACGCTTGTACTCGTCGGGCATACACTGGGGCGGTTGTGTGTGGTGTACATTCCACGGCATACCTTCTGGTGGCTCCTTAAGCGTATCGCGGCACTTTTGGATGGTTAGGTGTGTCTTACCATAGCGTTTCGTATACTCGTCTCCTAGGGCCATCATGTGGTCATACAGCCAGCGGTAGTTGCTGGTGCATTCTCTGGCCCATACAGTACTGGGGTGGTTCTTGTGTGTGGTCTTGTACACTGCACGTTCACTATTGTACTCATGATGAGCCGTTGATAACATTTGCGCTGATTCTAAGATCATTTTAACCACGTGTTTGTCGCACTGTTGTTGTGCTGCCTTCTTTGGGCACTTGTCCAAATAAAATATGTTCATTTGCTACACACCTCCACCAAGCCCCTCCAGTCATTGATAGCCAGCCGCGCCATTTTCCTATTGTGCGCTATGTACCAACTACGCTTGCCAAAGTGATAGCCAGTGAAGGCTCGCCCCACTGTGAGCCCATAGCGCCGCTTGTGTTTTCTCAACCTGTAAATCATCTTCTTAGCTCCTAGTTCTTGTTTATCTTGAATACGTATACATCTTTCTTGCTTGGGTGCATGTACAGGCTGTAACGCCCTTTGCAGTATGCAAAAGCGGCAGATTGCACGTTAGCTTTTTTGGCCTTCTCCACTAAAAACCATTCACCTTGGCGCATCCCTTGCATCAATGGTTTCCAAGTCCCTTGGTTACGTCGGTACAATTGCTTGGGTGCTGGCGTGTTTGCTATTTTGTAAAACTTCATTTTTAGTTCCTTTTTAGTTTAAGATTCTATCACGTTTTCAATGTCAAAAGATACGCTACCCGGCATCTTAGCACGTTTTAGTAGGTATTCTACAAAATCCCCGGCGTCTTGTTTGTCAAAAGCCAGTAAAGATATTGTAACGTCTACGGTATACTCCTTTAAGTCCTCGCTTGTAGCGTTCTCTTGATTCCATGGTGCGCTAGGGTCGCCAGCTTCCGCTTGTTCTCGCATTGTGTCTATGTTCCCCAGTGCTTGTCCTAGTGTATTGAATAAATCCATTGTTTACCTTCTTCCTTGTGGTGATTTTTTCCATTGTGATCGTCTGACTATATATTTAACCTGTCCAAGGGAAATGTCAAGCTCTTTTGCTATGTTTTGTTGGTTTACACCCTGAAAGTAGAGCTTCCGCACCCTTGGCTCCAATGGGCTAACCCTTGGCTGCTTAAATATCTCTAGCCTTTTGTTTTGTGCTCTAATTGCTTCAATCATGAGGCCAGCCCTAGCAGGAAGGCCCACATTAGATAACCAAAGAGGACTAAAGAGACACCTACGCTTGCTCGGTTTAGTGTCTGATAGATAGCTTGCTCGCGCTGTTGGTGTTCACGCTCTGCCCTACGTGATAAGGTATAATCTGTTCTCATTGTTTTAAGTCCTTTGCTGTGAAGCCGTAGCGAGCCAGTGAGGTTGCTAGATGTTTTTGGAGTACTTGTTCATCTGATAAGGACGCATTGGTTTTTTTGTCAGCGTCAGCATGTGCTATTTGCAAGCGGTAAGGTTCATCGCCTCCCGCTTCCTCTGTGTAGATTTTGACGCTGTAAAATGTCCCGCCGGCTGTGGTAATTGTTCTAATAGTTGCCAAGTCCCCGAGGCTGTTTGTAGCTGTTTGCATGATCTTATGCCTCCCCGACTAGGTTGTGTAGGTCAGACTGAGGCACTAACTCCACACAATCAGAGACAGCAGCTAACCACTTGTTGAGGTGCTTGCTGGTAGTTACTGACCACTTCTTTTCTGTGCGTATGTAGCGCCCACTGGGAAGCATTGCTGCAACTGGTGTCTCATAGCTAAAGAATACAACTGAGCCACAAGGTAAGCTGAGTTCTGTCTGGTTTGATGCGATTTGTCTTAGTTTCATTGGTTCTATCCTTCTTTTGTTGTGTTGTGTTTGGCTAATGCTGCCACTAATGGCCCCTGATTACAAGGGTTATCCATAGAGCACTAGTCCATGTTTGGTAATTCAGCCCAACCTTTTTCTCTTATAAATTCTGCAATCTGTGGTTTGCTCAGTTCTCGCGGCAGCGTTATTTTCACGCCGTTGTCTAGAGATACTAGCCAGAACTTGCCAGTTGATAGACCACGTGTGTAAAAGTTTACGTAGTCGCCTTCGCGTTTAGTTACTCTTATTGACATGTTTCGTCTCCTATTGTTTTGCGTAGTGTTACCACTGGAGCCTACTGGTTGCAATAGGCTCGCATGGTGCACTATGCGTTGCGTGATTGATACTCGTCATTCATTAAGTATTGATCCTCACCCACTTTAGTTACGAAGCCAGCCTTTAGCGCCTTCTTTAATAGTTGATCTTCGTTAAACTGGAACCCAAAGCATCCAGCCTGATTTAACCACAGCTCTTTTTTAGTGAAAATTATAGAGTCGTTATTCATTTGTTTAATTACCTTGTTTATTGAATGTGGAGCCATGATGCCGGAGCACTAGCATAAACGCAAGGATCTAAAGACAACACAAGTTAGACACTAGTTAGACAATGTTAGTGCCTCATTGGGTACTATAGAAGGACACACTCTTTGGCATTCTCAAGTTCCCCTTAAGTAAACTGTTGTAATCTATTGCGCACCTAAGTCTAACCGTTAGGCTCTTTGGTTGTCCCTTAGTCTAACTGTTGTAGTCTGGGGAAAACCTTAGTCTAACTGTTGGGCTAAGGGTGGGCTAACGATAAGGGTACGGGGGGCCGCTGGCGTCACTGATGATTATTGTAGTAGGAGCTCCAGTACTCAAAAGTAGAAATTAGAAAACTACAGTAAAATAATAAAAAAGTAAGTATTCACTAACTTATGTAACCTCTTGAATACACAAGAGAAATTAAAACTTTGACTCAGTCTAAAAAATAACAGTAAAAAGTACTTGACAAATGCTTAAAAATATGCTATAATAAATAGGTATTCTTAGATAGCTTAAGGTAAATACATTATGGATAATCAAGATGATCCTCCTAAGCAGCAAGATGCGCACAACGGAGTTGTTAAGCGTAAGCGAGGTAGACCTAGGAAAGATGAGGTAGTTAAGAAGACTAGTGGCTCTAGAGGTAAGGTAGGTAGACCTAAAGGGGATGCTTCAATTATCAATGAGTATAAAGCTAGGATGTTAGCTAGTCCTAAGTCTCGTAGAGTACTAGATAGTATATTTGATGCAGCACTTAATGATGACCATAAGAATCAAGCTGCTGCTTGGAAGCTAGTAATGGATCGTATGTTACCCTTAAGCTACTTTGAGAAGGATAGTGCTGGAGGTAGATCAGCGGTATCCATAACAATCTCAGGTATAGGTGGAGGCGCTGTAGAGACAGATGTTACACCAAACCAAGAACCTCAGATGAGTGATAACTCATTTATTGAAGGAGACTATACAAACAATGACGTTTAAGTACTTCAGTAGAGATGAGTTTGCTTGTAAAGCTACAGGTGAGAATGAAATAGAAGATGAATTAATCTTTGCTTTAGATGAGCTTAGAGAACACTGTGGTTTCCCTTTTGTAATCACAAGTGGCTATAGATCCCCTGACCATCCTATTGAGTTAGGTAAAAAACAACCCGGTACACATGCACAAGGTATAGCTGCGGACATAGCTGTATCCTCTGGTCTACAAAGGTACACTATAGTAAAGAATGCTATTAAGTTAGGCTTTACTGGTATTGGTGTAGCTGGAGGCTTTGTGCATGTAGACATTAGGGCTACTGATACACCTGTAATGTGGACATATAGTTAGTGAACACTAACAAAGAATACCTAAAGACTTTAGCACAACAAGAAGATCTAAACTGGGATGGAGATCCTGAGTTAGATGTTGAGTATGAGTGTGAGGAAGAAAAAGATTTAGATGAGTACGTAGTTAAGTACTTCTATGACTGAACTAAACATACAACTACTTGATTGGCAGAAGAAGGTCTGGGCTGACAGTACCAGATTTAAGATTGTAGCTGCTGGTAGACGTACAGGTAAGTCCAGACTAGCAGCATGGATGTTGATTGTAAATGCTCTACAGGCAGACAAAGGTCATGTGTTCTATGTAGCTCCAACACAGGGACAGGCCAGAGACATCATGTGGCAAACACTATTGGAGCTGGCGCACCCTATTGTAACTAACGCACATATAAACAATCTACAGATTAAGCTGGTCAACGGTGCAACCATTAGCCTCAAAGGTGCCGACAGACCTGAAACTATGCGAGGTGTGTCACTAAAGTTCCTAGTGATGGACGAGTACGCTGACATGAAGCCAGAGGTGTTTGAGCAGATCCTTAGACCTGCCTTGGCTGACCAAAAGGGTGGCGCATTGTTTATTGGTACACCTATGGGTCGTAACCACTTCTATGACCTGTACAAGTACGCAGAGCTAGAGGACGATGAGTCCTATGAAGCATGGCACTTTACAAGTTACGACAATGAGCTACTAGACCCAGAGGAGATTGACCTAGCTAAAAGTCTATGTCATCCTACGCCTTCCGTCAAGAGTTCATGGCATCATTTGAAGCTAGAGGCTCAGAGATGTTCAAGGAGGAGTGGGTTAAGTTTGGTGAAGCACCAGAGATAGGTGACTACTACATAAGCATTGACTTAGCTGGCTTTGAGGACGTAAGTAAGAAGAGAACTAAAAACTCTAAGCTGGATGAATCAGCTATTGCTGTTGTTAAAGTAAATGAGAATGGCTGGCACCTAGAGAACATCATATACGGTAGGTGGGACTTAGCGGAGACAGCTAGGAAGATCTTTGAGGCTGTTAGAGACTACAGGCCCTATCAGTGTAGGTATTGAAAGAGGTATCTCCAAACAAGCTGTTATGTCTCCCCTAATGGACTTGATGAAGCAACGGGGTAGATTCTTTGTTGTAGAAGAGCTAACTCACGGCAACAAGAAGAAGACAGATAGAATCATGTGGGCCTTACAGGGTAGATTTGAGAATGGTCAGATTACCTTGGGCAAGGGTGAATGGAACAGTAGATTTCTTAGACCAGTTGTTTCAGTTTCCAGATGTACTAACACACGATGACCTTGTGGATGCCTTTGCGTACACAGACCAACTGGCTAAAGTAGCCTACTCATATGACTTTGAGATTGATGATCTTGAAGTATTAGACGTTGTAACAGGATATTAACATGCCTAGAAAAGGATTATATGCCAACATACATGCCAAGCGTAAGCGTATCAAGGCCGGTAGCGGTGAAACGATGCGTAAACCCGGTGCTAAAGGCGCTCCTACCACCAAAGCATTCAAAAAAGCAGCCAAAACAACCAGAGACAAGAAGCTAAGGGGTAAAAAGTGATGGACTACGGCGATAATGACGTTCTA